ACGATAGAGTCAGAGAGGTACTAAAGTACTTCAATATCAAGAGTAACATTGAGATATGCAGTTTCTCTCAGGTCTCTACAAAGGGAACAGGACTTGGATCCTCTTCCACGTTCACTGTTGGCCTACTAAAGGCGCTATACACTCAGCTGTGTCTGTCTCATAACAAGCGAGACCTAGCTGAACTGGCTTGTGATATTGAGATCAATAAGTGCAGCGAGCCTATCGGCAAGCAGGACCAGTATGCTGCGGCATACGGTGGGTTTAACGTCATCAGGTTTCATTCTGACGGTGTTGAAGTCACGCCGCTTAACGTTAGGCATTCTGTCCTGCTTGACCTAAATGAAAACCTGATGTGCTTTTCAACTGGTATCACTAGAAAAACTTCTGACATTCTCTCCAAGCAAGTAAAAAATCTTGAGACAGCTGAGTCAGTAAATCTTACTGACGATCTTGTCACCATAGCAGAGCAAGGCATTAAATACCTTCAGAGAGAAAGGATTGATGACTTTGGTGCTTTGCTACACGAGTCATGGATGCGCAAGAGGCAGCTTGCAAAGGGTATAACCAACGATCACATCGACTCGATGTATGCTACTGCAACGTCTGCTGGTGCTCTCGGCGGCAAGGTGTTAGGCGCAGGCGGCGGTGGTTACATGCTCTTCTACGTGCCAAAAGAGCTAAGAACTAATGTCAAGAGAGCAATGGAAGACTTTAAGCAGTTTCATTTTAAGTTTACTGACTTTGGAAGCGAGGCTACCGTGCTATGAACTTTACTGAATACAGAAGCCAAATAATAGAAGCACTTAACAAGCTTGATCAGTTCACAGTAGATAAGTTATACAACTACGTATTGCGTAACACGTACAAAGGCCTTTATGTTGTCGGCAACGGTGGATCAGCCGCAATAGCTAATCACTGGGTTTGCGACACCGCAAAGGGTATCAGTGAGGACACAAACATCAACTGTAGAGTGATTAGTCTTTGTTGCAATACTCCTTTAATGACTGCAATATCGAATGATATTGGTTATGAACATGTATTCACCAAGCAACTTGAATACTTGAGACCTACTGGTGGTTTGATTATTGCCATTTCATCAAGCGGCAACTCTAGGAACATCTGCAACGTCCTTAAGAAGTCCAAGGAGATGGGACTTGAGACTGCTGCATTGACTGGATTTACTGGTGGTGAGGCGTCAAAACTAGCAGACGTGTCTATCCACATAGAGTCAGATAACTATGGTGTAGTTGAGGATTGTCACATGATGATCCTACATTCAGTTTCTCAAAAGATCAGGTCACTTTACTCTACTCGAGATGCCGAGCTCAGACTTTAAACTTTTTTGTTGACATTTTTATCTTAATGGAATATAATACACTTATGGAAAACAATGTAGCTAATAACATTATCATGTTTCCTAGACCAAACCGACAGACTAATGGTCTTCTCCCACCTGCAACTATCGAAGAGGTTGAGGATAGCGTAGTGACTATGAAACAAATCCATGTGCAAGAAGCACTTGAGCATGTGGTACCAAAGTTGTTTGAAAATCTTGCTATTCTTGGTTTCCTACCGGATGATGAAACATTGTTTATAAAGGATGGAGCCCTTATTGTGGAATCAGTAAGGGCTTTCCTATACAAGCTATACGACATCGACCATCCACTGCAGATCATATCAGATAATATCTTTGTTGAGTGCAGTGATACCGGTGGACTTGAAGTTTCGGACCGAGTAAAAATTGTTATAACCCCAAACGATGAACATCATTAAAAGGAATGATTCCGTGATCATTATGGATTTCTCCCAGGTTATCCTCTCAAATATTATGGTACAACTTGGGAACCATACAAACGTAGCACTTGATGAGAACCTTATCAGACATATGGTTCTCAATAGCATCAGGTCCTATAAGACCAAGTTCGGTCCTGAGTACGGTGAACTTGTTATTGCAACTGACTCCAAAAACTACTGGCGCCGCAAGCTGTTTCCTTACTACAAGGCAAACCGCAAGAAGTCTCAGGCTGAGTCTGAACTTGATTGGAAGGCAATCTTTGAATGCCTGAACAAGATCAAGTCTGAGCTCAAGACCTATTTTCCATACCGTATCATTGAGATCGAAGGTGCTGAGGCTGATGATATCATTGGCACTCTGTGCATGGAGTTTGGTAATACCAACACCAAGATCCTGATCCTGAGCGGTGATAAGGACTTCCAACAGTTGCAGCGTTACATCAACATCGAGCAGTTTGATCCTATTCGCAAGAAGAAGATCGTGTGCAAGAATCCAGACCAGTTTCTCATGGAACATATTCTCAAGGGTGACTCTGGCGACGGCATTCCAAATGTCCTGTCTGAGGACAACTGCTTTGTTGTTGGTACTCGTCAAAAGCCACTTACACAAAAGCGTATGGATGAACTAACCCAAGTTGGGCTAGAGGGTAAATATGATCATCCGGCATTTCGTAACTACATGCGAAACAAGGAACTGATCGACCTGACCATGATTCCTAATGATGTTCAGCTTAAGATCATGGAGTCATATGACGAACAAGAAAATAAAAAGTCAAAGCAACTGATGGATTACTTTATTGCAAATCGTCTTCGTAACCTGATTGAATCTATTGGAGATTTTACGTGAAGCTAAGTGTTAGTGAAATACTAAAGACTGCATCTAATATTACTAATGAGGATCATAGGATTGCTTACCTAAAGGCAAACTACAGCATTGCACTCGAGTCAGTCATTCGAGGTGCATTTGATCCAGCTATCAAGTGGAAGCTACCGGAAGGTAATCCTCCATACAAGCCAAATGCTCTTGTTGACCAGCAGCATGTACTCTACACGGAGTGCCGTAGGTTTTACCTCTTTATTGAAGGTGGTCATCCAACATTGAAGCAGAACAGGCGCGAGCAACTATTTGTAGAGATGCTCGAGGCTCTAGACCCAGAAGATGCTAACCTAATGCTAGCCGTAAAAGAAAAGCACTTGCCATATCCAGGCATTACACCAGAACTCATTCGCAAAGGATTCCCAGGAGTGCTACCGGAGGTTGAGACTGTCTAACACCATGAGCAAGTCTAACAAGTTTAAGTCGTACGGCCGTTTTAATAACCGTGATTGGGATGACGAGGAAGACTACTACGGTTCCGATCACAGGAACAACAAGCAGAAGCGCAAGGAAAAGAAGTTGCGCAACCTGATCCGGTCTAAGAATGTTGATCGACTTATGGAACTTGATGAGGATGAAGATTAATGTGTCCTAACTACACGTTCCTCAATACTGAGACTAACGAATATCATGAACTCTATATGAGTGTGGCTGAAAGAGAACAATACGTAAAAGATAATCCAGCAATGCAGCAAGTCATCCACAGCGCTCCGGCGCTGGGTGACAGCATCAGGCTTGGATTAAAGAAGCCAGACGACGGCTTCAGGGACCGACTGAGAGAGATCAAGAAGGCTCACTCGAAGGGTTGGACCAAAAGCACTATCAACACATTTTAGTCACATTTCACAACGGATTGCTTGGAGGTCGATCTGGAGGCCACTATCTATTCCCATTAAACTATAGAAAAACTAATAAGAGTGTCCATGACAAAAAGACTTACAAGAAAAGAAAGAAGACTCCAGCGTCAGACCCAGGGTGATGGAGGTGAGGTTCAAAACAGACTGAACTTCACGCTCAAGAGATTCCAACCTCTGACTGACAATCAACGTAATACTTTTGCTGCTTATGAGGATGGTAAACATCTCTTACTGACAGGTACCGCAGGTACCGGCAAGTCATTCCTATCGTTATACCTAGGGATGACTGACATCATGGACAACAAGACACATCAAAAGTTGGTGATAGTTAGATCGGTTGTGCCTACGCGCGACATGGGCTTCCTGCCAGGCTCTAACAAAGAAAAGTCCAAGGTGTACGAAGCACCTTACTACTCTATCTTTTCTGAACTGTTTGGTCGCGGCGATGCTTATGAGTATCTAAAGACCAAAAACATAGTAGAGTTCATGTCGACTTCATTCGTGCGAGGAATCACCATCAACGATTCAGTGATAGTAGTTGACGAGCTTCAGAACATGACTCCACAAGAGCTGCACAGCATCTTTACTCGCATAGGCAAGAACTGCAGAGTCATCTTTGCTGGCGACATCAAGCAGACGGACCTAAATCCCAGAAAGGAAGAGTCTGGCTTCAAGGACTTCTTTAGAGTAGTAAACCGGATGCCTGACTTTCAATCAATCGAGTTCACGCGTGACGATATCGTAAGATCTTCTCTCGTTAAGTCCTATATAATAGTAAGAGAGGACCTAGAGCAGCGTGGACTTGTTCAACCGCTATAAGGAATATTAAAATGGCAAGACCTAAGAAGATTAAGGCTGAGGAGCCAGCAGTTAAGACTATCCTGGTTGATCCACCTTCAGGATGGCTGTATGGGTTTCCAAAGGCAATGCCGGCAGACACTCAAGACGTGAACGAGTGGCTTGTCCAGAACGGATATCCAAGAAAGCAGATCACTCTGCTCGGTGAGTATTTTCATGTCAGGTTTATCGATACTGATACCTAAACCAAAAGGACCTAGGTGTGTTTGAGACCAAGAGAGAAAAGATCTTCTTACACAATCCTTTGGACCTAGTGCCGTGCCCTCGAATTGAGATTGACGGTGCTAGGTATTACGTTACCCCTGCTGGTAACTTCAAGTCAGTCACTACAATCCTAGGCGAGAGACTAGACAAGACCTGGCTTACAGCCTGGAAGAACAGAGTAGGTGAGGAAGAAGTCAGTAAGGTATCAACGCAAGCCGCAAGACGCGGCACTGCTATTCACGAGTTGGCTGAGTCATACCTAAAGAACGAACCTAACTGGAAGAGAGGCGCGATGCCTGTCAATCTGGAGACGTTCTCTAGGATAAGACCTATTCTAGATAGAAACATAGGAACTATCTACGGCGTAGAGGTTCCTCTGTACTCTGCTAGACTAAAGGCTGCCGGGACCTGCGACTTATTGGCAGGCTTTAACGGCATCAATTCGGTCGTTGACTTTAAGACGTCAAAGCGTATAAAGACCGAGGATGATATTGAGGGTTATTTCGTACAAGCAACTGCTTATGCCATGATGGCTGAGGAGCTAACACCTCACAGGTTTCCTCAGATAGTTATTATAATGGCAGTTGATCACGAAGAGTCACTGGTCTTTGTGAAACCTAAGGACCTATACGTTAAGCAAGTCTTA